GAAATAGATTGCATCAACAGGCAACTTCACAGCTAATCCTCTCCGTGACAGAGAAGTCAATGCTGAAGAAGTAGGTCTCAAAGTTTCGCTCTGGTAGTCCGAAGTACTGATTGGCGATTGCTTTGGAGTTGTAGTCCGTACCGGCATAAGTAATACCTTTTGTTCTGTTGATGATGGAGGTAATGCCAAACTCGGCATTCTCAAAGGTTGAATTTGCGACTAACTTAAAATTGACTGTCCTGAGAAGGCTATTGGCCCTGCCTCCGGCTGGTGCTGCCTCTACTGAGGCTGACTCTCTGACCAGGAACAGCACAAGAGGATAGGTATCATTGACAGCACAATAGGTCTGACCATCCTTGCTCACATAATTGCCAGCACTACCCTCAACAATGCTCTCTACTGCCTCTCCATAGTTGAGCATGGCATTGCCCACAAATGTGCCTGCCAGATTTTGGCAAAGGTCTTTCAGTGCGCTCTCAACTGTGACTTTCGTAACTGTCATTTGCTCAAATATTGGGTAGCAAGTCTGTTGATGATCTGGAGTGATTGGTCAAGTTCCTTGTCTGACAGTTCAAAAATAGCACCAAATCGCTCCTCAAGGTAGCCAGCAATCTTGGCCTGCTCTGTTGATGTGAAGGTAACACCATAGGCGGTGTCAGAAATAGGTACAGGCCTCCAGCTTGCCCACATGTCTCCAGTCAATGTCAAGTCCATGTAAGCAACTTGCCTGCCTAATTTCTGCCTGTACTCTTTGTATGAGCTAAATGATGCCCTATCACCAAAGGCTTTTGCCTGCTTTTTGGTGGCTATATCTCCGAATTTCTTGCCTATTGGACTTGCCATGCTGATTGTGCGCCCGGAGTCATAAGGAGGAAGATCAGAGCCATCAGACTTTTCCCCATACTGCTGCACCCTATCTTGCACAGCAGGAGCAGCATAAAGTGCAGCAGCTCGCAGCACCTTGTCTGCTTTGCTGGCCTCCTTGAAGTTCTTGAGCTGCTGCCGAAGGAAGGCAGATGTGGAGTCATAGACTGGCATAAACTTTTTTCAAAAATATTTTTGCAGTTATTTTTCCTTTGCCTTTATTGCACTCACAAATCTAACCAATAATAACATGGAATTTCACAATGCATCAGTAAGAATCAGCGGTCAGGATATTTTTCTTGATATCAAAGTCAGAGACATTGAAGACATGCACCGGGCCTCTTTGATTGGAGGTAACTTTTCAATTTTTGAATTGGATGGTAATTATTGCATGTCATTTCTCCACAACTGCGGTAATAAGTTTATCTTGTTCTATGGCTACCACATGACAGAGGAGCAATACCTTTTACAAATTCAGTCATGGGGGAGCAATTACAAGATTGTTGAACCAGGTGAATGCGTATTATTAGCTGACAAACTTTATTTCATCTGATATGTTTAATCGTGACATCAATCGGGCAGTGAAGGAGGCTTTCTTCAATGGCCTGTTCTGGGTGCTTTACTGCATCCTTGTGACTTTACTTCTAATCAAGTTTTTTGCTTATCTCAATGGATAGAGACATCACTATCTGTCTGACCTCTTGTGGTAGGTTTGACCTGCTTGAGAAGACCATCAGCAGCTTGGTAAGCTATTGGGATGGCATACCTCCGGCAGCTTTTTTAATCCATGAGGATAGCGGAAGCATACCTACCCAATTAGCCATTGAACTCAATAGCTTTCTGAAAAGGCATTGGAAGATTGAGGCACAATGGTCGGTCAGTAATAACAAGGGTCAGGTGCATGCCATAGATACACTCTATTGCCAAGTTCAGACTCCTTACATCTTTCACTGTGAAGATGACTGGGAGTTCTACCAGAGCGGATTCATTGCTGATTCTCGCTCAGTGCTTGAGCATGACAGCAGCATCTACACTGTGTGGCTCAGACATCCATCTGACCGCAATGGTCATCCAGTGCTTTCTGGAGTCAGGAGTACAAAGTCCAATGTCAGGTTTCAAGAGATGGCTGTGAACTATCGCAAGGCATGGCATGGAATGACATGGAATCCTGGTTTAAGAAGACTCAAGGACTATATGATGGCAGGCCACTTTGCAGACTTCTGCAATTGGAACTGGAAGGATCATGGCTATGCTGAGATGCAATTCAATAATCACTACCGCAAACTGGGCTTTCACTCTGCCACATTGTGCAGAGGCTTTGTTAAGCATATTGGCTATCACAACTCACTCAAATTACTTCAAAATAAATGAAAGCAACATTGACTTTTAACATGAGCGACTTGGATGATGAAATGGATCATCGCAGGTGCATGAAGAGCCTTGACATGGCGCTGTTCATCTTTGACTTTAGCAATAAAATGCGGAGACTTGTAGACACTTCAGAAGATGGCAAGTACATTGATGAGGAACATCTGTGGAATGCCTGGAATGAATCTCTGGAAGCCTATGACATTAAAATTGACAGGCTAATAGTATGACACAGATAGAGCAACTTCAGGTCATCATCCATAAGGAGATTAAGCAGAAGCAGTGGATGCTTGATAACAAGAATGACACTAAGTGCAGCAATGCCTATTTCAGTGGATGCCTGGCATCACTTAGATACATTAAATATGTACTTGAAAAAATGATTAACGAAAAAGAACAATGAAAGAGCAACTGATTAAATTACTAAAGGAAAATATTGACTTCTTCTATAATAAGGAGGAGGATAGGTTTATAATTAACTTCGATGATCTGGCAGACCAAATCATTGACTATGTTACTGATGATGGCCTTACTGAGATTATCACTCCCATAAATCTCAAGGGAATCCGGTCAAAAGGCGAGCAATCGTTCATTGATGGCTGCGACTTGGATGACATCAAGGAAAGCTATGGCGAGCAGAACTATGAGAAAGAAATCTATGTTGATGGCTATTGGCAGGGATACCTTGAGGCATACTGGGACACAACTGGCTTAGACTTACCATTATGAACCAGCAATCACCAATCGAAGAACTTATTGACTTCATCATTGACAATAAAGATGACATTGATGTCAATGATGTACTTGTCAAGGCTGAACTCATTAACATGAGAAGTAAGCCAAGGCATGCAGGCTGGTACTTCAATGGTAGACTTTACCGTGACCTTGATGAGCTAAGAGGCAGAACAATGTCAGAAACTAATCATCCGAAACCAATATTTTATTATTTATGAGCGAACTATCAGCACTTCAATTTCTGATTGATAACATCACGATTGAGCCAATGCGTAATTGGAATGAAATTATCACTAAGGCCATTGAGTTAGAGAAGCAGCAACATGGCAAGACATGGGATTCAGCCATTGAAGCCTATGAAGCCAGAGGTCATGTAAAGGAAAGGGCCATCTGTGATTTTGACGAATACTTTGATTCACATTATGGGTGACATTCTTAGTGCATACTTAAACAGCTTGCCAGAGGAGAAGCCATTGCAGGCAGTAGATCATCCAGCTCACTATGGTGGAGCAGACAATACCTATGAGGCAATCAAAGTGATAGATGCTTGGGAGCTTGGCTTTAACCTTGGCAATGTGGTCAAGTACATCAGCAGGGCAGGCAAGAAGGGCAGTAAGCTGGAGGACTTAAAGAAGGCACAGTGGTACTTAAATAGAGAGATAGATAAGCAATGAAAAAGTACCTAATCATCTGTGGCTGCTCTTGTGTTCTTGAAATTGCAAGCACGCTCTACATTACCACCATTAGCGACAAGTCACCTCTTATGATGCTGATGGCATTTCTTGGCCCTTTGCTCAATCTCCCTTTTGGTGGTTACATGGTTGAGACTAAGACATGGGAAGAGCGCATTAAGTTGGCTCTTGCCCTTGGCTTTGGCTACCTATGGGGAGCAGCAATTGTCTATTTTGCAACAATAATATAAATCGAAAACCCCTCCGGGTGAGCATTGTGAAGAGGCTTGAGGGGTCTTATTAGGACAAAGATACAATGAATATAATAATTGCTGATAACGTTATCGGGCTTGGCGAAGTGGCTGAACCCGAAGCTAAATAGAATTACTAAACTTTAAAATTAAAAACAAATGTTGATAGAAGAACTAAACAGCCATTTTGCCAAACCCGTGTTATCGGCTGGCGTTCTCAGAGTGCTTGTTGCTTGTGAGGAAAGTCAATCTGTTACAAAGGAATTACGCAAATTAGGACACGAAGCATTTAGCTGTGATTTACTGCCTGAAAGTGGTGGACACCCTGAATGGCATTTACGGCACGATGTAACAGATTTGCTGAAACTTAAATGGGATATGATTATAGCGTTTCCGCCTTGCACTTACTTAACTGTAACCGGGAACAGATGGTTTAATATTGAACGCTATGGCGAACAAGCAATACAAAGGCATAAAGACAGAGAATTTGCAATTAAATTTTTTAAAATGTTTGCTGATGCAGATTGTGATTTTATAGCTATTGAAAACCCAGTAGGCATAATGAGTAGCGAATGGCGAAAACCTGACCAAATAATAAACCCTTATCAATTTGGCGACCCATTTGAAAAGAAAACCTGCTTATGGCTTAAAGGATTGCCAAAATTAGAGCCGACAAATATTGTTGAGCCACCAAAAAGAACAGAGTTTGCAAGTGGTAAAAGTATGCCTACTTGGTATGCCGATGCTTGGAAGCTACCAAAAGAAGAAAGAGCAAAATTAAGAAGTAAAACATTTGATGGAATTGCAAATGCTATGGCTGTGCAGTGGTCGTCTTACGCTTGCCGATAACGATTTGTATTGCCGAAGGTGGGGCATTAAACCACCAAAGTTAATTAAAAGTACAAAAGATGAATATAGATACAAAAGTTTATAGAAAGCACGAAAGCCCCACTTTTGGCAATACCTTGTTAGGTGCAGTGCCTTTGGTGTCGGAAGTGTATTTAATGGATAACATCGAATTGATGAAACATTACCCTGATAAATACTTTGATTTGGCTGTGGTAGACCCACCTTACGGAATTGGTGAGGATGGCGAAAAGAACCATAGCCGTTCAAAACAAGCAAAGGCAAAAGAATACACTCCTAAAGATTGGGATAAAGAACCACCACCGCTTGAATACTTTTATGAACTATTTAGAGTATCAAAAAATCAAATTGTATGGGGTGCAAATCACTTTATTAGCCGAATGCCTTATGATAGTAGTTGTTGGATAATTTGGGATAAGGAAAATGGCGAAAATGATTTTGCTGATTGTGAAATGGCTTGGGCATCTTTTGGAACTGCGGTAAGACGTTTTAAATTTCGCTGGGCTGGAATGCTACAAGGCAATATGAAAGACAAAGAAATTAGAATGCACCCAACTCAAAAACCTGTGGCATTATATGACTTTGTTTATTCAAGGTATGCTACTGAAGGAATGAAAGTTTTAGATACTCATTTGGGTAGTGGTTCAAGTCGAATAAGTGCCAATAAAAATAAATTACACTTTGTCGGCTGTGAAATTGACGAAGAATATTTTAACAAACAAAACAAAAGATATGAGGAATTTGTCAGTCAGGCTCGTTTATGGTAGGCAGTCTTTTGGCATTGCACCTAACTATCCCATTGCCGCAATATTGCGTGATATATTGTCAAGTTATGTCTTGACAAAATTTGACAAAAAGTAAAGTTATGACATTACATTTTTGTACGGCAATTATCCGTACTTGCCGTAGATTACAACGAGGTGTTAAGGCCTCACAAATCCCTGCTGAATCAGGCCAGCATTGTCGCAATTAAAGCAC